ACGTGCCAGAAGCACGTACAAACGCACCACCCGATATTTCAAGCGGCCTCAGACAATTTGCAAGCCAGATTCTAGTTTACACCCTGAACCCAGCCGCAGCCAGTGTCATGCTGGCTGGACAAGGAGCGCAGCAGCAATCAGAGAGACTCGCTGCTTCCGATATAGCCGTAAATGCCGGATTTCTCCTTGTAGATATTATATTTAATCGCGTCCGTCACTGCTGACCATGAAACTGTATTTTTATTTCCTGATGTTGAAAGGTTGTTCGTGCAAGTCGCTATACCAGATGGCAATGATTCTTCATAATTAGCTTCGATAACGGCGGTTATCTTATAATTATATGTTGTGCTTCCAGTTCCGACGGTGTTGGTTGCAGCTTCGCCAGATGGATCGGAAACGGTTGGCGCAAATGTAATTTCTGTTAAAGTCCATGCTGTGTGTCCAGTGCGCGTTAATTCTCTTGGCGCATAATCGATATGTGCCAGCGTCATCACATCGGCAGTCTGCCCGTAGTAAAGCCCTGCAAGGTCATCCTCGCCGTATGGTGTCGCAATCTCATAAACCTTGGCAACCTTGCCAGCGGTAAATGTGCCAAAATCTGTGCTGTCGATGTCATCAAGGCTAAAATGGTTAGCATCAACAACCGTCACCCTGATGCCCCTGCCGTTCAGCATTGCTCCCCAAGTGCCTCCTGTGAAGCTGTAGTGATATATTTCCTGCCCTGTCGTATACCCGTGCCCTGTGACTTCCAGCACAGCTGGATCGGCATTGGTCGCTGAAACAACTGTCTTTTCTGCTTCAAGCACCTGTGCGCCATCCTTGTGGACTCGCATATACTCATGCCCAAATTCAAGCATATAGGTTTGAATGGTGGAAAACTGGAAGGGGATTAGCCTGACTTTTTTTGTGCTGTCTCCGGCTTCTGCAATAAAGCGCTTGCCCGGTCGTTTATACACTCCGCCTTGCGCCATGATGATCCAGTTTTTAAGGACCATACAGCCAGATCCGTATTTATCAACGTCATAGCGCCCATACATTTCTGGCGATAGTTCTCCGGCGGAAAAAGCACGGAATGTTTTTTTGAAGCCCATGTGTAGCCCTCTTATCGGTTGCTAATCCATTCAGCATCAGGCTGTGGTTCTTCAACCGCTTCGGCTTCTCCTGCAAGGACTGCTTGCTGAAAGTGGAATTGGAAAAGCTGGAACATTTCCGACGGTGTTTTGCTGCTCTTTGTCATCACACGGGAAAGATCAACTGACATGAATGATGCAAGAGCCGTGTCAAATGAAGGCGTGAAGACTGTAGGGCTTTGCACGTTGCGCAGGAAAAGCAAGGATGCTTCTGCTTCATTCGTCCATACAACCCTTGTTTCTTGCCCTGTGGTATCGTCATATCTTAGAGCCGTTTGGAATGGAATGGGCTTTTCCTGCACGCTGGCGCGTGCTATCTCAAGCGCTTTCAAGCATCCTTGCGGATAGAAATATTCATACTCCCAGCCTGTGGGTGTAAATCCTGTCAGGGACAAAGCCACTTCTGTCTTAGCAAAACTCCATTTTGCCATCGCCAAAAGCGCACGCTTGCGCGGCTCATAAACTGCTTCACAGTTCAGGCGTTCGGTAGTGTTCTCTGTCGGGCTGATGACGCGCTTGGCGTGTCCGATATTGAATAGTGCTTGGTTGTATATCTCAACCTTATCCGTTGCCATTGCCTTTAATCCTCACTATAGGATTCAGCCATCTTTGATGTCATGGATTTCTTGTCTGGTTTGGCGATGCTCATTGCCGTTACGCAAACATAGCATTCTGTCTTGTCTTCGCGTTTTGTTACGCTTGAGATTTTAAGCTGCACTGTGGCGTTGACCATCTGGCTTGGCTCTATAGTGTCTGGCAATCCAAGTTTCTTGACAGTTTTTGAGTCAAGAAAAAAGCCGATGGGGTATTCTCTATCATACCCTCCGATGCTGACGCAGCACGAGTCGTCTTCTTCACGCGCCATATCAATCATCTTTGTTTCCATGTCATCGGCTCCAAGTTCTGACGGTTGCTGAATTATTCGGCTGCCTTGGTATCCTTGCGGACAAATTCAGGCGCGATTTCGTTGATGTCCTTGCGCTCTACCGCGAAGCCAACGAGTCCGCTCACGGTTTCCGTGTTTGGCAGACCGCGCGTTGTCCAGTGTTCTTTGTTGTCGTTATCGAGCAATGCCAGCGCCTCTTTGACTTGTCCCTTCTGGGCTTCGTTGAGGCTCACAACGATTGGCGTGGTCTTCGTTTCGCTGCCAGCAATCTTGTTTGCGAGTGCGTCCATCAGTTTTTCTTGAACTGCATTTGCGGCTGGCGCAACTCCGATGTCATCGCCGTGCGCGTCAACTTCCACGCCCCACATTGGCGCTTTCTTTCCTTGCGGAATATCCAAGGGCACAATGTCATCGATCGAGTAAAACATATTGTCGATGTAAGCGCCGCTCTCATTAGCCACTCTGAAATAACGAACAGTCATCTTTCATTCCTTCTTCTTGTTTCGGTTGGAAAACGGGGGATTTCTCCCCCGTCCCATATTCTATGCCATTATTCTTGGTCAGACAATGTTTGACCGCCGAACGGCATGATAGCAGTCGTAACCTTTCCGGTGCTTGGCGCTGTGCCAGTTACATCGTAATAGGCTGCAACGTATTGCAAAGTGCCCTCAAGCAGATGTCCAAGGTCAATTTTTTGACCAAGCGCCAGACGACCAGAAGCTAGCGTGACGCTTACTTTCTGATGGGTCACCACGCCAGAGCCAAAACCTTCAACCGCGCAAGAGCGCACTTGAAATTCAAGGCTGGTTAGGTTGTTAAATGCTTCGGTTACAATCGCATAGATATGAAGCGGATTGCCCGGGGCACGTTTCGCTGCCAACAGGTCATAGACGTTTGTGGAATAAGCGTCTGCTGTGATAGCTTGCGCGTCGCTAAGGACGCATTCTTGATCGATCAACATGGTGTTGTTTCCTTTTCAAAAGAGGTTGATGGGTAGAGAGAAGGGCTGTTTCCAGCCCCTCCATTATTCGATTATGCAACCGCCGATTCAGCGTCGGTCAAAGCATCGCACTTGATGATCGGCATTCCACGGAAGTGGGTAAATTCTTGACCATGGATTTCCTTCAAGGTGAATGCCCCGTTGGATTTTTCCGTGGTCATGATGTCAGCCCAAGTTTTCGTGGTCTTGTTCATCAAGAATGCATACTTCAAGCCGTAGCCATTCGGGTTGCCGGGGATCAAGTTTTGCGCTTGGATCATCAGGCGCAGCAACTTTGCCGACGTATCAGAGCCGCTGCCGAATGTGGACAGTGCAGACACATCGATGTTGGCGATACGGATGACATGGCGGTAGTCTTTCAGCGCCAAGCCAGCGTGCCAGATAAACTGGGTCTGCTTGACCGTGCGGCGCGTGCCGTTCTCGCTGATGACTTGCAAGCCAAGGTCTTTGCGCTCAATGCCAGCATTCGTCCCTTTTGGGAAGATGCCGTGCAAGCCGCGTTCGCCAAGTCCGACAAGCCAGACAGACGTGTTGTCAGACCCAGAGCCGCCGCCAGACAAAATCTGGCTGGCACGCTCACCAGACAAAGACGCATAACGTGGCGCAATGCCAAGAAACTTGTCGATGTACTGTGCTGGGTTGCCGTAGAAGAACGTGGTGCTGAAAAAGTCATTCATGGCTTCAAGAGTCGACACGTCTTCGCTAGAACGGATAGCCCCTTCATTTCCGCCAAGGCGCAATGCTTCCGTGTCAGCCTCTGACCAGCCTTCCAAAAGCATCGTGCCTTCGTCAATTTGCTTGGTCGAAGATTTTGACGGTGTAACGCCCTGATTGATCCGGCGCGTGCCAACGGTTGGCTTACCAGAGCGGATCGTAGTGCGGTGTCCGGTTGGCAAGTTTCCTTCCATGAACGGCAAGAATTTCAAGATGTCGTTCTGGTTGTTCAAAACCTCCACGACCGCAGCGATGTCCTTCATGTCAGGTGTCATACGCTTTGCGATGTCGGCAAAGGTCAATGCGTCATTTCCGATTGTAGACATAGTTTTATCCTCCTAAAAGGGGTTGATGATGTTTAACTGTTTGAGTCGGGATACCAAGTGTTTGCCAAAGTTTGTTTGCTGTGGAAACCACCTGTCGAAGCTGGAAGAATGCCCCTGTCCTCGGTCGTCCCTTCCGCAATCGCCAAGCACATGGCAAAGAATGCGGGGTGATTACCAAGACCATAAGACGAAAGAATGCCGCGCTGATCTTCGTTGAAAAACTGCTTTACCACTTCTTCGGCGCGCCCGATGCGCTCCTTGAATTTGGATTCGCCTTCTTTCCCAAAAATGCTTTCGGACTCTTTTCTCCATCCTTCCACGGTTTGATTGTGCTGTTCAGACGCTTGCTTCATGACCTTTGAAATCATTGTTGCTGCAACGTCCACCAGCTTTTGGGCTTGTGCTTGATCGGCTTTCAGCCCTTGCAGGACTGGCAACGCTTCTTTCAAAGCGTCGTTGTCCAGTTCCATACCTTCCGGCATGGTGAATGGCTGATATTCGATCGGCTGCGCTTCTTTCCCTTCTTCCTTTTTGTCCTTTCCCTCATCGTCCTTTTTGGAGTCATCGGTCTTTTGGTCATCGGAAGGCTGTTCAGCGGGTTTCGCCTTGTCAGCATCCGGCTTGGTATGATCCTGCGCGGGATCATTGTTGCCGGAATTGGTTTTGTCCGCGCCCTCTTTTGGGGCTGCGGTCTGGTCAGGCGTGGGCGTGCTTGATGACGGCTCGGTTGTCCCTGCCGCCTGACCAGTCGCATTCTGTGCATTTGTTGGTGTTGCGCTCGATGCGCCAGCATCAGCCGCCGTTGTCGTCGGCGCTGCTGTCGTCGCTGAATTCGTTGTGTCCGTCATCTTGGCTTTCCACTTTCAATGGAGAGCCGTCATCATTTTGAATTTTACTGATAAAATCAGGATCATGCAATAGTCCGTTTGTGATCCACCACAATCCAGCCGTTTGCAAGCCCCTGTTTCGCGCATCATCACGTGGGTCTGTCACGTAGGTGTCACGGAATGGCGCTGTAATTGTTAAGAATTCGTTAATGACATGGCGGCAATCAGGATCGTTTACCATCTTGCGAATGCCATTACCAAAGCGTTGATCCATAACAGCGCGTTTTTTCTTCGCTGCTCTTATGTGTTTTGGATT